TGTTTGATACATATTTTTTACATCAGAACTATTACTAATCACACATCCATAATATGTATCTTGTGTTGTTGGCCACTTTTGTGTATGTATTATTTCCTTTATTTGTTTTCCACTTTGTCGTTTTAAAACAATTGCACCACAACTAAGCATGGCAAATGGCATGGATAGTGCTTTTAAATTCTTTTGTAAAGAATCTTCTCTTTTTTTAAATTTTTTCTTTAATTCTTCTTTTAGTGGTGCAATAAATGGAAATCCCATAACTTATTTGTTTATTTTTTCTAAATCATTTAATATTTTAGAAACATTTGAAGGTATCCTCATTTGTATACCTGGTTCAATTGATAAGGATGCATTGTTTAAATTATTTGCAACCGCAATTACCCACCATAGAGATGGGTCATTATAATATTTGTTTGCGAGAATATCCAATCTATCACTTTGTTGTGAGATTATATACATATCATTATCATTGGGTTTTATTTTTGGATATAAAACACTTCCCAAATATTTTTTCTTTGTATATTTGTTAGTTAATGTTGCCGAATATTGATATCTATTTGCCATTCTATTTTATTTATGTTCCTGTCGGTTTTGGTTCCTGAATTGAATTTTCCTTTCTACCATCAAAGTCATATTTGTATTTGGTAACAGTTCCTTTTGTTTCTAAATGTTGTTCTATTATTTTCATACCAATACTTACGGACACAATTGATGGGTATAATTCATTACTTTTACCATCTTCCATATTATAATTTGAATTAGGCCATGGTGTATTTTCATCTATTGTAAATGACATTGTTTCAATAAAACCAAACAAATTTTTATACATGTCACCAATTGATAAATAAACTAAATTTGGTGAAAATGCATATTGTGTAGATTCTGCCGTTGCACCTGGGTCCGAATCACTCTTCAATTGTTTTTGAGTTACAGGTTCTGTGTTTTTGGTTCCTGTATCTTTTTTATATTGTATTTGAGAAATTGTTTCATACGGAAATGCTAATGATTTTAAATAATTTATTTTTTTAATCATTACTTGTTTTTCCGATTCTTTATTATAGTATAACTTTAATTCAAAATTTAAGGTTCTTTCAACACCCAAATATCTATAAGATTTAAATGGTGAACCCAAATATCTAAAATTACTCCACTCAGGTGTAACATCTTCCGATATTCCACTTAAAGTTCCAACGAATGGTACTATTTCATTATTTCCATATTTTTTAAATGTTACCCAAACCTGATTTTGAAATTCGTATTCTTTTTGTTTTTTTACTAACTCAGCTTCTAATAATGCTTCAGTATTTAATATGTAATCATTTGCGGTATCCCATCTTGTTAACTGACTTCCTTTTCTTTCCGCTACTTCTCCAATAACTTTTACAAGTGGGTCTTTGTTAACACCATATTTTGTGAAATGATTTGAAAAAGTTTTTGTTTCTTTTAAATCTTTACCATTTATGGTTGTTTGATATTTCTCACCATATGGTAATCCTTTGGATGGATTTTTATCTTTTAATCCTTTTAATATATTAATACCAATATTTGCAGCAACTCCTAATGGATTGGATGCACCTTGTTTTATCATTCCTATTATAGAATTTGGTGAAGGTGGTTCTGGTTTTAAAAAATAATCGGTTCCAGGTTCTACTGCATTTCTAAGTGCTCCTGGTGTTTTAAATAATGATATTGGTTTTGATAATAGTCCTTTTCCTCTAAATATAGTATCCGATGGTCTATTTGCTGTTCCACCGATTGCTCCTGCAATTTGATTGCCTATAAAATCACCCAATTTATTTGGTGATGATGCCAATAATGCTGCTGCTCTTGGTGGATTAATTAAACCTCTAGTTTCAATTCTGATATTTTCAGATTTGCCATATAGGTCTTTTTTTTGTTGTTTAAATAAATCTAATATTGTCGACATGGATTGATATCTATTTAGTATAAATATCTTATATAAAAATTATTTATTTAACATTTCGATTAATACTGGTAAGTCTAGTAACACCATAGTTTCTGGCAGTTCTACTATTCAATAAATTCAATACCTTTGAACCATCCAAATTAACCGATGTTACAGTTCTATTAGATTCCGCAATGTCATTTAAAAATTCGGCCTGTAATCCCATTATTTCTAACATTTTTTGTTGCAATTCAACCGCATACTCACTACTATTTAATAAATTACCATTTGCAATCTCACCTTCCAATTGTGCATTACTCATTTCATAGGTTCCGGCCATTTCTTCTTGAGCTTCTACTTGTGGTTCATTTGCACCCGTAAGTTCATCTGCAAGAGAACTTCCTGCCCAATATCCAATTGCACCTCCAATGATAGTTCCTATTACTGGTACAATTGCACTACCAAGCGCTGCTCCTGCCAATGCTCCTGCTGCTCCACCACCGGCTCCGGATGCTGCTTGTAATGTGGTTTGGCCCTGGTCTTTTCTAGTCTTATAATCGTATGCAGCACCTAATACTGATACAACTCCACCTAAACCTTTTACACTACTCAATAAATTACTTGTAACTTTTGACCCCAAACCTGTTTTTGCCGTATTCGCCAATGTTGATGACATTCCGGGTGCTCCTGCCGTCATACTTGCTGCAGGTGCTATTGTATTTTTACCCGCTGCCATTATAGCATTTGCTTGTGGAGTTCCTGGTTTATACATTACTCCTGATTTTGCTTTTACATAACCTTGAGATTGTTTAAATGCGTCAGCGTTTGCTCTTGATACAAATTTGCCGGATGCATCATGAACATTACCATGTTTACCTACCATTTTATATCCACTAAATTGGCTACCTGGTCCTGCTGCGGAGATGGGTGGTGTGCCTCCTCCTTTACCAAATAACTTACCAAATAACTTACTCAATCCTTTTCCTTTGGTTAATAAAGCCATTATACCTGCACCAGCTAAACCATATCCAAAACCACTAGACATTATAGATTTTTCGGCTTCTTTTTGTTTTAATTTCTCTGTTAAAGTTTTAAGATTGAAAGTGTTATCTATTAAAGCTTGATTTTTGGCTTTATTATATTGATTGTCTAACTCTTTGTTTTGTATTTCGGTCATTGCCGCTTGAACTGCCGCTCCTATTGCTTTTGCAGATTCTGCCGATGACTTTGTTGATAAAAATACTTGGTTTTCTGCACCAACATTACCTTTACCCAATTCACCTCCACTTCGGCCAGTCCTTGTTGCTATTTTTTGTAATGAATTTAAATCCAATCCACCGGTTGCACTTTTAAGTTGCTCTTGTTGGAACATATTCATTTTTGATGGGTCTAATCCTTGCGCCTTTAGGGCCCTAACCGCTTCTTCCGTTTTTCCGGCTGCAAATAATGCTCTAACTTGTGATAAATCAACTCTCCTACCCAACATAGCAGATAAAGACATTTCGGCTTTAATACTATCTTTATAGTTTAAAACCATGCTTTTACCAGCATTTGCTATATCTGTAAATTTCGTTCCTAATGATTGTGCAAATGTTGCTGCTTTTGCTAATGCCTGTGGTGATTTAAGTTGATATGATAATGCGTCCTTTGAGGCCTCTGCAACATCTTCCATTAATGCCCCTAAATTAATATTTGCTTGTGATGCCATTGCCCTTAGTCCCTCTTGCATACTAATGGCAGTTTCTTTACTAACCCCACCCAATCTCATAAAAGTATCGTTAATAGATGCAATTCCTTCCGATGTTTGACCTGTTCTAGCTGCAAGTATTGCCATATCTGCTCCAAATTTTCCACTTACATTTGAACCCATTGCAGACGATGCATCTTTCATTGATGTTGCAATCGTTTCTGCACTTATACCTGCCATTTGCAATTGTGCAGCACCATATCCAACTCCACCTAATGATTTACCAAATAATGCAGTTTTAGATGCAGCTTGAAATTCCATTGCCATATTAGCAACTTGATTACTAAAATCGTTTATTGCTTTTGCTGCTACAAAGTTTTTACCACCTGGGTTCATTCCCAATCTCAACTTATCGTTGGCTACATCTATTTGTGTAGTTAAGTCACCAATTTCTTGGTCATACTTTGCTATCGTTCCAATCTTATCACCTACCAGTCCTAAATCATATGCAGCTTTACCCGCTGCAAATCCCAATGCAGCCATTGCTAATGTTAGGCCTTGTCCACCTTCTTTGGCTTTCATAATAACATCACCAAATTCCTCAATTGCAGGTATTCCGGTAGATGATAATTTATTTGTTACAAATCCAATTCCTTCTATACTTTGTTTACTTTTTTCGGCCGCTTTTGCTGCTGCTTCTAAAGAAGCTTGTTGATTTTCAAATGTTCTTTTTATTGCCTGTGCCGATTGGAGTGATTTACCCGTCAGGCCTTCCATTTGTGATTCCAATCTTTCAATAGCTTCTTCCAAATCATCATAAGAATCCAATACAGATTGATTATATTGACTGGTTGTTATTTGTTGCTTTTTTAATTTCTTTGAATTAACAGCGATAACATTTCCTAAGCTTTTATATGCATCAGCTGTTTTAAATGTTTCTTTTTTAAATTTACTTGCATCGGGTCCAAGTTCTTTTACAAATAAACCAACCGATTTCATAGAGCCCTGCATACTTGCAGATAAAAGACTCATAGACTCAAATAACTTATTATTTTTACCAAGTCCTGCACCTAGACTTTTTACACTATCCGAAAATTCTTCTATATTTTCAACGCTATTAGTTAAACGTTTTTCTATTTGCTCAATTGTAGCATCTATTTTTTTCCAAGCCACCGAACCTTCTTGTAATAATGCTTGTTCTTCTTTGAGTTGGGTAATTCTTCTTTGTCCGGACGATGAATTTGATTGTGTCCCTTTTGCCATAATAGATTAAATTAGACGTTTTTTAATCCGTATTGTTTAATAATCTTATCTATATGACTAGTGTCTAATCCCATTGATTGTAAATCTCTTTTTTGTTGATACATACTTTTAGATACTTTATCATCAAAATCAGACCACGTATCTGCTAAATCTGGGTCAGCTTTACGAAGTCTTTGAAGCCATTGACTTTCTCTTCCGTCAGCTTTTGCTTGGAAAAAACTTTTGAAAAAATCTACTAAACCGGCTTCTTTAACTAATATTTTTTTACGCATATGTATTCATTTATCTTATATAAATATAATATTATTTCAATTTACCTCTTTCTTGCTTTGGATGATGGAGTATTTGATTTGTATACCCTTTCTGCTGCTTTTTTCTCCTCTTCTTTGGTCTTTAATAATTCTCTCCAATAGAACTCTCGAAACTTAATAGGCATGGTGTATAAGTCTGTCCAATTAAATCCACCATTTGCATAGTAAACAATTTGAAATAACTTTTGATGTAATAAAGTAGAGTAATTAGTCGGCAGGGTAAAAAAAGTCAACCCCAAAAGGTATACGAAGTGCCTCCGTTTCACCCGTAATCAACGATTCATATTCAAATGTTAAGTCTAAATCAGGAGTAATTTCAGATATATGTTTTCTTAGAGACTTTGAATCGGCTGCTAATAATTGATTTGCAACATATGTACTTATATATCCAATATCTCTTGTACCATTAACTTCTGTAATCATTCTTCTATATCTAGTTGTAATTTCGTTACTTTGTTTTAATGTTTTTTCAGATGCTTCAATATCTTTTGCAATTGCAATTTCATCACCATGTGTAAGTAATTTAAACTTAATTGGTGTTTTTGATTTTGGAAGTATAAATTCGTATTCGTTATCTCTATTTAATTTACTTTCATCAACTTCTTTTATCTTAATTTTAGATAAATCAATTGTAACACTTACAGGTTCGTTATCACCTGGGTCATTAATTGTTACATCATAATCAGTACCAAATGCTAATATTCTAGATGTAATTAAGATTGCGTTTTTATCACCCAATACTAAATCATTAATGTTTACTCCTGGTTCAACCACTACTGATTCCAATAACTTATCCAAATGTAATCCTTTACGAATTAAATTTTGATTTGTAATAATGTCCTCTTCTTTTGCAGTCATTAACTTAATAGTAATCTCTCCTTTTGATAGGGGATTGCTTTCTGGATATACCAATCCCTTTGAAGGTAATGATATAGTTTCAGTTGGAAATGCGAATGATTTTTGTGTTTGAGTTGGTTGTGTACCTAACCCTCTTGTAACTTGTTGTTCAATATTTTGTTCCATAATATAACTAATGTGTTTATTATATATATTATGTTTTTAAAAAAATAAAAAAGGGATACTTTGTGGGTATCCCTTTCTTTTATAATTTTAATACAATTAGTATTCTAAAATAGCGTAATCATAAGCCAATGTCAATTCAATTGAAACTGGGTCATTTGATGCCCAATCCAATTCACCAAAGTTTGCTGAACTGATGAATGCTCCTTTCAAAGTCCATTGTTCAACTTTGTCACCTACTGGTCCTAAAATATAGAATGTGATATCTTTCTTATAGAAAGCTGCGTATCCATCTCTACCTGTTAATGACTCATGTGATTGTCTAATCCACTCCATAACTTGTTGTGCACCTGATGGTACAATTGGGTCATAAAGAGTAATGTTTACATCATCCCATGTAGACTTTCCTTTAATCTTTCTTTTTACATTGATATGGTCTAATTCAACAACTTCCGATGTGAATGTAGGTCTATTCGCAGTTTTAACGATATATGATTCTATACCGTTAATTTCCATAATGAATCTATTACTTAACTTCGGTTCAAAGTTCTTATAGAAAATTTTATCAAACTCTAATATTTCTGGCATTTTACTTTATTTTTTAATTCTTTTATATAAATATCTATTTCTTAAATTATCCGTTAAATGCTGCTCCAGTTGGTAAGATGTTGAAATCAATTTGAATGAATTCAGCGGTCTTAGTTGGTTGTAAAAAGATAGCACCTTTCATAATGTTTCTATCAATTACATCTGGAGTATTATTTGAATCGTCCATTACAACACGGAATGCGTACAAACCTTGTCTTTGTTGGATTGATTCTAAATAAGGGTTAACAATATTTAAAAATCTATTTCTTGTTTCAGAAGTATTTTGTTCAAATACTAAATATCTTGAAGTAGATGCGATGTATTTTCTTACAGTTAATAATAATCTTCTTACATTAATTCTGTCTAATGCAGATGGTTTATCTTGTAATGTCTTTTGTCCGAATACTACGATACCTTGTCCTGGGAACTGAACGATTGGATTTACTTTGTTTTCGTATAAATCATCTTTTTCAGATTGCGTTAATCTATTCAATACACTAACTGCTCCAATCAATCCACCTCTATTCAAACCTGCTGGTGCGAACCATTCTGCTGCTACTCTATCGTTTGCTGCGAATACGCCAGGTAATAATACCGATGGTGGAACTGTGATAAGTTTGTTTGTGTTTACATCGATTGTTTTAATCCAAGGATAATAAACAGCTGCCATATTTGAATCTACTGATTGAGCTTGTGTTATAGTTGCTGCTATATTTGTATTTGCGTTACCCGCATCTCCAATAAAGAATGCATCATTTCTTTGTTCTACCATATCCAATATTGAAGTAAATACAGCTGAATGGTCTGCTCTATTAACGTGTGGTGCAACTACCATATTGATATCATATTCGTCAGCGTTAGATAATGCTGCAATATGTTTTCCGTATGCTAATTTACCTGCAGTTGTTGATGGTTCAATATCTGCTGCGTTTGTATTTGGTGCGAATCCGTCAAAACCTTCTTGGAATGCTACTACAAATTGTCTTTTTGCAATTTCAGTAGATGTCGTTGATGTTAATGTCAATCCACAAATAGTATCTAATGAGAATACAGCGTTTGCTCCGTTTCCTGCACTCACAGGAATTGGTTTCATATAAATTTTGTTATCTGCATTATTATCTAAATCAATACCACTATACTTTGTAGAGTCTACTACTGAACCAGTTGTAAATGTTACTCTTGGAATAAAGTTTGCGTATGCTCCTGCGTTTACAGGTAATTGATATGCATCGTGTCCGAAAGGTACTGCTTGAACTGGAGCTTGTTCGTTTAAGTATGAAATTCTAATATATTTTGAATT